TCGTGCCTGTCAGCCCCACAGAGGCCGCTCTATAGCCCGTTGTGTTTGTTCCGTTGACAATCATCAACAAATCGCCCTCAGTTGTATCCGTGGCGCTTCGGAGCGCCATGCGTTGAGGGTCAAGCAACAAGTGTGAGTTTAGCAATGAAACATTGTTCGCCACATAGCTTAGTTCAACGTCACTAAACAGCATTTCGCGTAGCGCTTTACCTTGTCTTTGTATAAACAGCGTACCACCTTCCGCAGCCTGTGGTCTAATACCAAGCTTTGAGCCGCGCCGGGTTGCTGACTTCACCGTAATGTTTGCCGGGGTAATAGGACTTAAATCAGCTTGAGGAATAAAAAACTCTGCGCCCGTAGTAAAAATCTGTAAGTCTCGACCAGAACGCAGTGCGGTGATTGCGTTCACGCTATCCGTAGATAAAGTTACTTTTAGAGCATCATCGTCCAAACCTTCTTCGGCTTTGAAGTTAAAGAAGTTCCCCACCTTTGAGCCAAACAGAGTTGCGGGTTCAGAGGCAGAACCACCAAAGTATAAACGCCCTTCGTGAAAGGAACAGGTGCGGGGCCATCCTCGCGTATTGCTCCAAGAGTCCTCGTAACCAGTTTCAGTTTCAAAGTCACCATTGGCAACAGCATCAGTATTATGAAACGGTATTTCAGTTACGGCCTCTACCTCAGTAGCACTTATAAATTTAGTTATTCTGGCACGACCAAAGCCATTTGTTACATTTACAAATTGGTCCACCAAACCGCTTGAGAAAATGCTTGATGAAGCGGTCAGTTTTATTGCACCCGTGACTGCGGAAGCCGTAAGAGTTCCCGCCGGGTTTGCCGTCGTTAAAGTAAAACCACTTTTAGGAATTGTTAAAGAAAGTGTCGAGGCAGTCCACGTTGTATTATTAGCCCCTCGTAAAACTTTGAAAGGAGCAAACGCCTCATTCACCACAATCAATGTATCAGCCGATTGAGTAAAATAAGTTTTATCCATATCAATCGCAGTATCAACGTAAAGTGTGCCAACGTTAAAATCTAAATAACTATTTCCAGAACCGTTAATATTCGTCAGCAAAGTTTGATTAGCATAGAAACGAAATCGGATAGTCGTGTTTGCGTATCGCGTAGCCACAATCATAAAATTTTGAGAAGTGCTAAACTCAAACGGTATAAGCAAAACACCATTCGCCGCATTGTCAGCCGTAATATCTCTAAGAAATCTTAGACCCGGACGCCGACTAAAACCACCTTGAGGTTCAAATAAAACATTATCGGCAATAGCTACTGAGCCGTAATATTGTTGTAAGTCAGTACGCCCACGAAGTAACGGGTCCATTTCACCACCAGTGAAGCTAGCCTGATATGTCTGGAATCTACTCACCTAATCTCCGTAAGCATGTAGTCACTAATGACGCCCGGCGTTTGACCCGCGCTATCAATACTTACGGCCTGTCGAAAGTAACCGCCGCGCATACCTTCACCGGGGTTGCCCAATGCTATGTTGCGCCATACCTCGACTTTACCCGTCTGGTCCGTAATCGTTTCCGCTAAATGCCACGCTAGTTGATAAGCTAGAAGCTGTACAAAGTACGAGGGCATAGCGCCCTCATCAACATCTTTTTGATAATCTATCGTAATGGTTTCTTCATCAGAAAATAAAACCGTACCGCCAACGGAAGACTGACCTATCTCCCAGTTTTTTATAAGCGGTGACCCCGCTATAGTACTGGCTCTTACTGCCCTTGGAACACCAGAAAGCATATCATTCGGTAAAGCATACTGATACGTCCACTCGCTGACAGGCGTTGTTGTTTCTCTTGCCAATGTAGCCTTGCCTAAAGAAAAACTCCAAGAGTACATAGCCAAAGTAGATTTCTTAATTTCGTTGTATAATAAATTACAAGCGTCGGCTGATGCTGACGCTTCTGAAAAACTGGTAATTTTGTTTGCTCCTAAGAACAGAAGGGCTTTGTTACAAATTGCTACGTTTGTATCGCCAATCGCCATGTCGTACCTCCGCAAAGGGAAGGGGGCGTTGCCGCCCCCAACATATTAGTCGCCGTCAGTTACGACGCCGATTACTGTGCCATCAGATACGTCCACTACGCCAGAGGCGTTTGAGACTACTATGTGCATAGTAATGGTTCGTGTGCCACCTGTAGAACCGTGAACAATAATCATATCGCCCACTGCCAAGGTGTCTGACAAATCATTGAAGTAGCCGCTTGCGTCTACCGCTGTATGTGCTTCCGTAGTAGTGTAGCAGTACATTGCGGGAACTGTTCCCTTCATTGACTGACCACCTAGTGCGGAAAAACCTGAACTTGAAAATGCCATGTTATCGCTCCTTATTCTTCACAAGTCACATCAACGAGGCCGTCAGTATCTATAACGCCACTACCCATAGAGAGCATTGCAGTTACAAGAAAAGACGTTTTCTCAGGGATGTAATTGATTTCAGTTTTAGGCGCGATACCAACACCAACACCAAGCGCTGAACGATGGAAAGCAAAACAAGTACGGTCAGCCGTTGCCAACGGTAAGCCACCTTCGTCTCGGTCACCTACAATATGGAACTGAAAGCCAAGCATTGTATTGATGCTTCCGCTTACAAGTGCTTGCACAGTCTGAAAGTCACTTGAAATTGCACGTTCATCACCAAGTAACCCGGCTAAGTTATTCGCATGAATAACAAAGTGACGGTCTGTTGGTGGAACGTTTTTCGCGTCCAAAGCTTTTTTCGCCGCTAAGATTTTACCAACGTTCAAGTTTGACGCTGCGGCTGAACCAGAAGTCACAACAGTTTTAGCAACTGAAGAACCCGCTGAAGCAGCGTTTAGTGCATCAATAATGATTTGGTCTTCACGACGCCCAATAGCGTTACCTACGACTTGCGCTAATTCTTGACGCTCATCGAAGTTAACCTTTTGCTGATTGAATATATCAGAATACTCAGCAGCCACAAAGTCTTGCATTGAAACGGAAACCTGTGAAAAGGCAGCGTTTATTGGGGTTACGTCAGTTTGTGGAACGCGAACTGATGCGGTTCCTTTACCGACTTTCGGGAATTTTACAGTGTCTCCCGTTACACCTGTTCTAGTGCGACCCGCACCACGAAGAACAGCCGCACCTTGATAGGCTTGGTGTACCTCGGCTTCGAACAACTGCACAAAGGCAGGGGATAGGTTCGTAGACATAATTTATAGCTCCTATTATTGAACCAGTTAAATTTGTCGCCGTATGAGGTTGTCGGAAGGTCCGGCCTTTGGCTTCGTGGAAACGTCCACGCCCGGTGTAATTTCTACACGCCAAACAGGCCCAGAGGGTTATCTGTTAAAAAAAAGATATACTACAAGCTGTAGCTTGTAAATACTTAATACCATACATTTAGTGTTTGTACAAAAAAGGCCCCCGCCGGGAGTTGGAAGCGGGGGCAGTTAGGCGGAGAAGTATCTCCTCTACGGGGGTTAGCCGTATCTCTGTTCAAACTCTTTTTCTACAGCGCGAGTAAAGGCCGGGTCGTTTCCATAACGTGGGTCAGCCATTTTACTTTGCACAGAGCGTTTAAAATCATCTTCGCTTACCCCGGCTTCAGCTACATCAGCCACAGGGATTTTAGACATATCGCCCGTCATAGAGCGCACTTTTTGCATAAGCCTCTGACCTACAGCCGAACCACCCCAGATGTTTAGCTCGGCACGTTCAGCCTCGGATATAATACCTTTGCGCTCTAAACCGTCAGCCCAGTTGATGTTAGACTTTAAGATTTCGTCAGCGTTTGGCCCTAGAGCTTCACGCTCTTGCTGTAGGTCTAACTCTACAGCCGCCATATCATCACCCGCCATACCCGTAATACTGGTCGCCAGTTCATCAAAAGCAGCTTGATTGACGCCGTATTTCGTCGCCCAATCTAAGTAGGTCGATACAAGCGGGTCACTAGCTTCATACCCGGCTTCGGTTAAAACTTCTGTGTTATATTCTTTAGGCGCTTTGTGCTTACCTTGAGAAAATTGTTTCTGAAGCTCATCATAAGACTTCATCATTTTCTCTAGGTCAGGCCCTTCTTTTTCATCCCAAAATTTTTCTGGTATGAAATCCGGGCGGTCAAACGTTTCTTCTTCTGTTGGTTGGTCCTCTACTTCAGCATCCGCTCGATGCTCAATAGTTTCACCTTCTTCTACGGCCTTGTCTTCTTCTAAAGCTGCGGCGGCCATCAAGCCATCAGGAGCCGATACGTCTTCGGTTGTTCCTTCAGCTTCTTGGTTGTCACTGTCGCTCATTTGCTCGTTTTATCCTTTGTTCTATTTCACGCACTAAACTGTTCTGCCCTTCTCGTGCATATCCAAAAGAAGGGTCAGCGCCGGGAATCCATGCGGGTTGTTCAACAGTTATTGCACGCAAATTTTCCAATACTTTTTTCCCGGCTTCAGTATCAAAACATCGCTTGAACTGAATATCTAAATCTCTTTGTGCGGATGTATTGGGTAGCTCTAAATGTGTAACACTTGAGTCTACACCATCCCATCCTGGCGAGTTTATGCTGCGAATACGTTCTGCTTGGCTCATTGCATTTGCTCCCCTTCAGGCGGTAACACGCCTTGTTGCTGTGCCGCCATCTGTGCCATCTGCATCATTTCTTCTTGCATCTGTTGGCGCTCTTGTGGCGTTGTTCTTAACTTTGCCGGGATACCTAACTGGTCAGCAAGGTAATCACCTACCGCATCCATCTTGAGTAGGGTTTGACCTTGTGGCCCCATCATCTGCGAGATTTGCATAAACTGCATAACCTCGTTTAG